AATTTAATAGTTACTATGTGGAGGATGGCGATTATTGGAAAATTGATAATATTGTATTGGGGTATAATTTCAAGAAAGACTTTATTAAAGGGATTAAGGGAATGCGTCTGTATTTCTCTGTTCAAAACGCTTTGACCATTACCGGATACAAAGGACTTGATCCGGAGGTAGGCGGTTCGCTTTTAACTCCGGGAACAGATGACAGAAACAAGTTGCCCATTAGCCAATGTATGCAAAATAAGGGAAAATAAAAACAGCAAAAATCCATGTAATTACTGATTATCAATATATTATAAAT